GTAATATTTGGAAAAGCTGAATAAAATAACAGAAAGTTACAATGCATGCAAGCGGAACAGAAGTAATTAATCTTGAGGGAGGAATCGATTATACACCGACATTTATTAGCACAGATAAAAGATCTCCGGCTGGAAGCACAACGTCAATCGGTTATTGGCAGATTGGAGCAGATGCTCAGTATGGATATACTCATGGGCCAATATATCAGATAGAATTTCTAGATGTAGCCGAGCCTGTCGGAGCAAGCGTAGCTTTTATTGCTATTTGGGGAGTAGACAATCAAGGAAGTCCAGCGATATATCCGATCTCTTATTTCTATGATGCCGCCGGATCAGTAAGCATCCCTAGAAAAATTGATATCCTTCTAAAGAAATTTGAATTTTGGGATTCAAATCTAGACGATATCACAAGCGCGGTCGATGCTAGCCTAACCTATGTCGTTGGTTACAAAAGAAGAACATTCCCTCTATCTCTATAATGAAAAGGCTTAATGAAAATAGCATTTCACCAATGGTAAATCGAGGAGATTTTACCAGAGGTATTCCTTTTTATGGAACTAAGGGAGATTTTAATTTTACAGTAGGTCGTAGCAAGTTTACTCCAGGAATATCAATTAAGCAGACTCCGCTTACCGATATGTCAGTTAATGGAGACCCAGGATACACGCAATTAGATCGACTTGTAGCACAATTGCGACATTTTTTTAAACCTGGAGACAGAGTTAGGGGGCTTGTGATTAATTCTCAATTTACGAGCGAAAATGGAAAGATCGTCGTTGGTAAGCTTTACAAAGTTCGACCAGATTATTCAAATGATCAAGTTCGAGTATGGATCAAGGATCCTCGTACATTAAAGGTCAAAGAAGTATATGTTGACTCTATCGAACGTATCTATGAATCTCAGCATCGCGCACTAAGTTTTTCTCAATTCTTAGGTTCATAACAAGCAACCCTTAAACCGGTTTAAGCTTTTATCGTATAAAATAGATAAAATAAAAACCAATATGGGTATCGAATTTGATCCAGATGACGTTCGTCAACATCTTATAGAACAGGACAAAAAGCACGGTAAAAATACAATAGTCGAAGAAGTAAAAACCGGCGATTCCGTGAGTGAAGAACCTGTAAATAGTTTAGGTAAAGCATCAACTTTCTATAATAATCCTCCCGAATTATCTGCCGCTTCTGAATCTCCTTGGAAGCTCCTTAGTTTTGATTCACTTCCATCTAAGGGAATGTTCTATCCAAAGGACTCTGAACTTCTTCTAAGATCCGCAAAAACCAAAGAGATCAGGCACTGGTCGACGATCGATGAAAAAGATCCTCTCGATGTAAGGGAAAAGATAAACTTTATCTTAAACTCATGTACACGATTTAAAATTAAGGGAAACGCAGTTCCATTAAATTTTAACGATTTTTTAGAAATCGATAGATATCACATTCTTTTTAGAATTTACGAGCTCACGTTTTTTAATCAGGAAAATAAGTTATTTGCCAACATTAAGTGTAAAAACGATCAATGTGGCCATATCAATCGAACACAAGTCCAAAGTAAAAATCTAAAGGGCTTTGAATTTCCAACTGAGGTCATGAAATGGTATTCACCAGAAGAAAGGTGTTTCGTAATTAATTCTGAAAAACTTGGAGAAACTCTGAGAATATACATGCCAACCTTAGGCTCAGAAGAAAGAATTAGACAAAAAAGAAAAGAAGAAATAGGCATTTCAAAGGAAGATGCTTCTTCATTTTATCGACATGCGAAATACTTAATCAAAGATTGGAGGAGAGCTGATTCTAGGTCAATAGGCGATCTTCGAATGAATATGCTAGATTGGTCGGAAAATAAGTTTCTAATAATTCACAAGTTTACTGATTTTCTTGAAAAAAATAGATTAAATCAAGCAGTATCAATTTGCGAAAAATGTAGAACACAGACGGAGAGCCATATTTTTTTGGGAGGAAGCTTCACTGTCAAAGATATTTTCATTATTTCAGCTGGACTTGATGAACTTATTTGAGCTTAATGCTCGGATGGCGGTGAAGCTTAATCAATCGTTAGATACTCTATATGAACTTGAATATATGGAGTATTCAATACTATTAAATATCATAAAGAAAGAAATTGATGAAAAAAATGAAAGTATTCAAAATCTTTCAGAAATTCAACAATCTCCTCAAGTAAAAGTCAATTTACCTGAAGGTATCTCTCTTAAATAAATAATAAAAAATTAGGCGATTATGTCTAAAAAGCGTAAAGGCAACAGAGAGGATAGCGAACCTGAAAAGATCGATGATAATGTCTCCCAAGACTTTAGTAGATTTAATTTTGATAAGCCCGACCTAGATGAACTTGAAAGAAGGAAAAAAAGTCAGCTTAACGATTTACTAGAAGATTATCAAGCCGGAATCATTGATTTAGACGAGTATAATGAAGAATCAAACTATGTGATAAATGAATATGAAGATAGTGTGAGCGACTATCGAAATATTTATGGAGAGTCCTTTGAATCTCCAGTAAATGATGCGGCTTTGACCAGTGTTCCTGGAGAAATAGTTATCCCTGAAACAACTTCAAGCCTAGTAGAATTTCCTAAGGAGGAAGCGATTGAGATTGAACCACAAATATCAATTAATCTCGAAAGCTCTCCAATGGCAGACGCGTCAAATACTCCAGTAATTCCAATCGAACCTGCAGTAATTAATCAGAGCCAGCCTGTAAATTTACCAGATATATTAGAAGAAACTACTAAACCTGTAAATCTACCAGATGTCTTAGAAGAAACTACTAAATCTGTTATTGGCGGGCAGCCGGATGAAATAGTTAAAGCGACTTCAACCTTAATAAACGAGAACGATGCATATCGAATGCTTTTTGGAGAAGACTTTGTAAGAAGGTCTATGCTTAATGAATTAAATTCAACTGTTGAAAACGAGTCTAACTTAGAAAGTCAACTAGCAATTGAGTCAAATACGATCAATAGTATTAATAAAACAAATGAGACGACTTCAAAGCTAATAGAAAAGACTTCACTCCAAGATAAATTGAATTTAATCAGAGAAGAATATAACTTTAGTAAGTCTCCGCAAGATACTGATTCGACTGAGGAGGTCGCTCAATCTAAAATTGAGTTACCTGAACCAGCCACTCCTTCTGTTCCAATGACACAAACTACGGCCAGTGTTCAAGAAAGTCGATCTATTCAGGAGATAGAGCCAGTCTCTTCTCAAACCTCCGAAGAAGTTTCCGTTCCTGCTAAAACTGTGAATGAAGTTTCAGAAAAATCAGAGAGTTCTACGCCAGCTCCAATAAAAGTGAACACCGAGATCGATTTATCTTCTCTTGAACAAAGATTAGCGAGAATAGAGTATGCATTATCATTTCCATTAGAAGTAAAAATAGTTAACTAATGAATATTTCAGAAAATCATAAACTTGAATTAATTAATCTTACTGAAAGATATAAGAGTCTTCGTGAATTACTTGTTGAGTTACAAGAAAGGGCTGACACTCTTTCCAGAGCACAAAAAGAAATATCTGAGAAACTTACAGAAACTCGAAGATATGAGCAGACTTTAATAAATAATATTGAAAAGGAGATCGGCCGAAATCTTTCTCAAGAAGACCTTCTAAAAATATTAACTAAAATTGAATAAAGACAAATTCTACCTGATCGTAATATTAATATTGATCGGTGGACTGGGATATCTTATTTGGAAGACGGATCGTCTTCAAGCTTTGGCTGATGAACGTAACGAGGAACTAAAAAAATCAATAATCGCGTCAGATACTCTTCTTATGGAGAGTGAAGGACGATATGCAAAACTGGTCGATTATTATAACTCTTCTCAAGATCTAAATGAACAATTAAAGGACTCCAATCGTGAGTTATACAAGTCGATTAAAGCGCAAGATGAAAGAATCTTAAGTCTTACATCGAGCATAATATCTCTTAGAGGAAAAATCGATGATGGTTTTGGAAGTATCAATACGACTGATACTACTAAGATTGATCTTCAACTTACTTATCCAGATCAAATAGATCCATTTATTACTTGGAACGGATCGATAAATCGACTCACGGCCAGATATACTGGTGAGTGGGCCTTCAGTAAATTACCGATTGAACTCGTGGTAACTGAAGAGTCTCGGGGCATATGGAAACACCGAATCATTGGGCCAGAATGGTTTAAAGTCGATTCGCTTAGTGTTAACAGTCTTCCACCGGATGATTATGCTCAAAACAAAGAGCGTGATATTCAGTTTATGGTTGGCGCAAACTATGCGCGTAGTCTTTCATCAGATGGAATAAATGCAGTAGGTATTGGCGCCGGAATAAATATTTTAAACCAGCATACGCTACTGCTTGGAGCAAATAGCTCACAACAGGTGACTTTTGGATATTATTACAAGATAAAGTCATTAAAAAGAAAGTAAATTATTATGAGAGTCAGTCGATTCATAAGCCTTACTGAATATTGCGTCGTCGAGTATATGTCAGATCCATTGGGTTCGCTTGACTATTATACAGACGACTTCATTCTACTACAAAACGATCACCTCGATATCCACCAGATATTCAATGATGATTCATCATACAGTTCAACTCGAAATATTAAAGACTTAACGGTTGTACCGATAAGTTCAAATACTTATGCTTATCTAGATAGTGAAAAAATTCCGGATTATTTAGCATATGATTCTGAATTCACACAGACTTCCATTACTGGATATAATGTTGTGATGGACAAAGTAAGATTTCATTTTGTCGCAGGCTTTGATTTTGATGACTTCAAAGCTTTAATTTTAAATGTTACACATGAGGAAAATACTGGAAAAACCAATGTTTTTGCAAGCGTACTACTTGCTCCTGAAACTATTGCAGAACTTATTATATTTAATCCAAAGCCTCTATTCTTAGGAAATGCTTCATTTGATAGGTATGTAGATTTATTAGTCCCTTCAATTAAGAATATTAATGAGGAATTTGTAACGTCGCCGACTCCTGCATCTACCTTTGTGGCCGCGATAACTCCAAATTCTTCCAATTACAATGGATTCATTTACAATAACCAGATTTCAATAGGTCTCGGTGAATGCGAACGACGTAAAACCATTAATACTCCTGCGACAACATATGATTCGTTTGAAGTATCTGAATTTTACACGGCCCAGCTGTCTCAAACAAATGAGTTTGATACTACTGGAGCAACAATATATGAATCAACTGTTGGAGATTATCTAGAGTTTTATCTAACATTCAATGGAGGATTTCCATCAGATTTGATATCTATTTTAAATGCGCGTAATCCATCTGATGATTGGATTGTAATTCATCAAATCAGTGTATTCGAACAGATTGGGACAGCTTTTCTTAATACTTCACGATTTGTATTTTTCCAAGAAGAGGCGTTTGATGAGCCAAATATATTTAGGCCAGTCCTTAAAAATGCTGAGTCGGCTGTGAGCATGAGCATTGATTATATCGCAAGATTAACTAATCGAAGAAATGGAGAGCAAATCATCCGTGAAGCATCATTTGTTCTTACTTCTCCTAAGAAATACGGAAAGAACTTGATAAAAATCAATTTACTTGATTCTCCACAGTCCCAGAAGATATACAATAAGATCATTAAAAAGAATTTTGAATCTACTAAATTATTCATCGATCGATCTCTTGAGCAGGCAACTGAACTTGCCACATCGCCTACTGTAACCACTCAAACGACGGTCGAATACATTCCTATTTTCTTTAATAATAATAATGTTTCAGTCTCGATTGACAGTTCATTAATTAAAGTAAAAGACAGCACCGAAGAAGTAATCTTTGGTCAAGGAAAGCTTAGATTTATACTTTCGCCATTTGACAATGTTATAAAACTAAAAGTTTACACAACCAATTCTTCAAGTTCAAAGAAACAACAGGTCCCAATGGATCTAAATGTTACTTCACCGGATTACAGACTTGTTTTTGAAACAGACAGCGGAAAGATTTCGATCGCTAATTCAAATGATCCTATTCAAGAAAACCTATCGACTGGGCTTATTGCGTTCAACGTATCTAAAAAAGACAGCGAATCGATATTCAATTCAAATAATCGAACCGTTTATTTAGTGTCAGTTTCACAAGACGGTAAAGAAACATTAATGTACACTGGAGAATGGAGACGACCTACTGAGCAATCTGATGTAGATTCGGCAATTGCTCTAATCAGAGAAGAATCAAATGTGCAAAATGAAACTCAAACTGCACTAGACGAGATAGCCAACAAACCACAAATCGTCAAACTTCCAGGTAAATTAATCAGGGATCTTGCTCCAGTTAAGGGAAGAGCGACTCCTTCTGTTGCAAATAAATTTGGAATTAAGCAGTCAAGATCAATCAAAACAAACTCTAAGAACGCTAAGTAATTATAGGAACACCGATTATTTATGCTAATTCTAAGATAAATAAACTAAAATAAATCATCGTAGAATGACTCAATATATGCAAAAAATACTAGAAGGCGTCAAAGCAAATACTGCGATTATGTCCGAACCTCTAGTAAAGATGCTAGTCGAATCGACTGATAAATCAATAGCATTGGGAGAGAATCTGCATTATGTATACCTCCAATTTAGAAATGGACTATTTCAAATAAATGAAAAAATTGAGTCGGTCGAATTAGATTCTATCGTTTCTCAAATCAAGATAAACGAAGATTCTTTAGATTCTAAAATCGATAGAATCGCTAGATCTGCAAATCTATCAAGTCGTCTTGAGATTATTAGAGAATCAAGCGCCTATTTGAATCCAGTAGTTCAAACTAAAACTTCTGAATTTGAGTCACATGTAAATAAAGGCATTCCTGATTTTGCATTATGCGAATCATTCGTTAATGTATTTAGCAATTTCACGTACGATAAATCAATAAAAACTCAAGTAGAAGAAGTTAAAATGTTCATAAATGAGAACAAATCAACAACATTAATGCTTAATGCAATTTATCAAATGGCAGGCATTAATTCTAACGTATATGAGTCAGTTATTGAAGATCTTAAAACGATGTTAGTTAATGAAAGTTATTCAGCTAACATTCTTAAGCTTAAATATGGAAATACTGTTCCAGTCGTTAGCGAACTAATCGATCAATTACAAATCAATGAGTCGGCGAAGTCACATAACTTTAATCTAGGATCGGGCAATCATGATACAAATGTTGCAAATTTAATCGTACCTTCTCTTAAGATAAACGAAGGAGTGATTTTATATGTCAATGATCGCTTTTTATCCATTCAAGAGTCTAACTCACTTAGCGGAAATGAAGTTAAAGTTCACGTCGATGAAAATTTCAAAATTGCAGACATTGATCCAGAATACGTTCGCAACAAATACAATTCTTTTTATCAAATTTGCGAATCATATTTTCATCTAGGATTCAAAAGAAGCTCTGATGGACTTGGCGTAGAGTCTAGCAACATTAGAAACCTTAAATTGGGCTTGAAATTGAACGAAGAAAACGCGTTAGATTTTTATGTAAATGACACGAAGATCGGAGATATTTCACAGGCAACTACACAAATTCATGAGTCTATTTCTCTACAGCCGACTAAAATCAAGGAGATGGTAAATCATCTCTTAGAAAATTCAGGTGCCATCTATAATATTGAATTCATTAAAGAAGTTTGGAATGATCGAATTCTTAAAGAATCTATGATTTTTGATCTAAATGGAACCTATTACGTTTGTGAAAAATTAAATCCTGTTGAGACTGAATGGAATAAGAAAACTCCAGTTGAGCTCTATGAATATTTTAAAGTTAACTATCAATATGATATTCGACCGGCTCTTGGAGAGAAGCTTACAACTGATGAGCAACGAATCAAACATATTTCTGAACGTCAGACGCAGACTCTTGCAAACATTGAGAAATTAGAACTTTCGATCAAAAAGCTTGATGAAGCTTGCGCAAACTCAACAATCGACAAGGAGTATCGATCTCAGCTTGAAGAATTAAGAGAATCACTAAGCCACTCTATAAATCAATTAAGAGACGAATACATTAGCCTTGATCTAATGAAGAAATAATAAAACCAACTAATTCTTTAAATAAAGCGACATTTTTTTGTCGCTTTTTTAATTTTAAGAGAATTCATAGTATAATTACCATACAATAACTTTTTAAAAATTCACGCTAGATGGAACAAATCAAAGTAGGTCCTATTCAGACCGCTCCAAAGAATGCTGAAGTGACTCAGCTGATTCGTAGCCAAATCAACAAAATGAAGGTTGGCCAATTTTTCAAAGTCCATGGAGTTGACCGTCCGACTGTAAATTCATTACGAGCTTCGATCTCGTATTACAGCAAGAGCGACAATTTTGCAGTAACCACCAGGTTCAATTCGGCCGACTCATCAATGAGTATTTACCGAACTCGAAAAAACTTAAAGTAATTTCCAACACTAGAAAAGCCACCACTAAAACTGGTGGCTTTTTTCTAGTATAAAATATAAGAAAATCATTAAAATGGATACACGAATTGACTTTGAAACTGCCAAAAAATTCGATCAGCTTGAAAAAGTAGATTGGCCTACAAGATACGGCAATTTTCAATTTTACGTAAGAAAGGGTCTCACCGAAGTTCAATATAACGTCGGTCAAAATTTTTCAAGAGGACCAAACAGCGGTGAGTATATTTACCCATTTGTTTCTCCTAGAATCGGGCCTGCAATGAATTTGAACGAAGTTCTAAATCATGAAGATACGTGGATGGATATTGGTGGCCATCTAGGACTGTTTGCAATTCGTTTTGCTGCTCAATTTCCAAAAATCAAAAGAATCGTTTCATACGAAGCTCTTCCACATAATGTATCATTTGCGGTTGAAAATCTCAAACTGAATGCAGTTGATGACCGTTGCGAAATGGTACAAAAAGCTATCGTGCCTAATCATGAACCTGAGATTGAATTCTTTATTTCATCGGATTCAGGAAAGCACTCAATTCTTCCGGTTCGAGGCCGTGATAATATCAAGGTACCTGCAGTAAATATCAATGATGCTATCAAAGAAAATGGCGTAACTGCGATTAAGATGGATGTTGAGGGGGCCGAATACGATCTAATCAAAGCAGTTGATGATTGGTCAAACATTCGTGTTGCGATCATTGAATGGCATTTCAACGCAATGAAGTCGCTTAAGCCTGGTGTAGAGAACTCACGAGTGAACATGTTCAATGAGATCATGGACATCATGAAAGCTAACTTTGACACCATTCGAGTTATTCCAGGTATAGAGCACAAGAAGACGTTTATCACTCACTTTGCGGCTATTAAAACAAAATGATTGTAACTGAAAGCCCATATAGACTTTTGCAAGAGATATACAACGAGCATCCATGGAGGATGCTCGTTTGTTGTATAATGTTAAATTGCACAAATCGAAAACAAGTAGATCGTGTGCGATTTAATTTCTTTGAAAAATATCCATGCCCAGTGAAAGCCGTGCTTGCGGATACGTCTGAGATGGCCGAGGTCATTGAACATCTTGGATTTAAAACAAAAAGGACAGCTACCTTAATTCGATTTTCAGAAGAATTCCTAAATAAGGATTGGACTGAGCCAATTGAACTGCATGGGATAGGAAAATATGGGCAGGACTCTTGGGAGATATTTCAAAAAAGTAATCTTGCGGTGGAACCAACTGATGGCGTGTTAAAGAAATATTTAGAATGGGCAAAACAACAATCTGTGTGTCCAATTAAAATAACTGATTTTGCATGAGAGATGCAACAAATATTAAAGACCTAAAATTTGAAGTGAATGGTCATCCAGCTAAAGCAAGCGATGTATGGCTCTCTCAAAATGGAGAATACTTCGTTTCATTAAACTACAACAAACTTTGGCTGAACGTGCATATTAATGATCTTAAAAATTACATAAAAGAAAAATGAATAAGTACTACGCTCGAAAAAAGGATGGTGAGATTCTTGTTAAAAATGATAATGGCACATATAGCTTCATTAGCTCTCTAAAACTGAATAGTATTTCTCAATACCCAGCAGAAGCTATCGTGAATAATCCTAATTTTATGCCGATACTTGAATCAGATTTTCCTACGATGGAAGCGCGTAGTGAACAATATTACGCGTTCTTATCTTGGCATACTCGGAGCGATGGCCATGGTGGAATAAAGGGAGGAACCTTTGAGGAATGGTTAAAACTAACTAATCAGACTAAAATATAAGAGACTATGAAGGCACTATACGCATATTTCGGTTTACTTGAACTACATACTATTGACTCTCCAGGACACTCTTTATACCAGCTTGGATTAATGGATCAACTTGCCGTTCAATTCTCAATAAAAAAGTTCGATTTCTATTCATATTATCCAAAGGAATTAATCGAAGACCATATCGCATCGAACATCTTTCCTTCTACTCAGCTGGGAGAAATATTTGAAGAGACTCGAAATGAGTTAATCGAGCAATATGCTCTTGATCTAAATAATGTATTAGATAACGTCGTTGCCAAGAAATACGATAAACTTTTCCTAAAGGCTAGATTTAGAAATCTTTCTACACTATCTAAAAAATGGAAAGATGCGCTGGCTTTTGAAACGATAATCGATACTGCAGTCGGGGCTGGCTATTCAAAGGATCAAATAATCATATTGGATACAGATCTTTCATTGACTGAAAAATTTGTTAATGACTATCGAGAAAAGATAACTATTTTGACTCCGTCGATTGATATTCCTGGAATATCTGAACGCTTTCTTAAAAAGTGCGTCGATTCTAATTTAAGTAACTACGAAACGCTTAAAAATAGAAAAGGATTAGGAATAGTATTTTATGGCAACATAAATACTTCTTCATACAAGTCAGGTAACTCAAAAACTAAACTCTTACCTGAGATCTTATTTCAACTTAGCGGAGATGGCGTGTTGGGTCAACTTCTTGGAGAATTAACGATCATTTCTAAACCCGCCGATGCTCTTGGTTTCATGTCAGAATCTTCAAAAAACATAAACAGGTGCGATCGGCCTCGAATATGGGATTGTCTTGAAAGGGATACCGTGATGCTTAATATCACCAAAGACAAGTACGACACGACTAAATTTATTCCAGCTAGAATATATGAAGCCTTAATATTTGGCCTTATTCCAGTTTCATATAAGTTTGATTGGCTGTGTCCGGCTTTTTCATTCAATAATACTGAAGACTTGGTCGAGATATTGAAATATCTTGATGAATGTTCAATTGACGACCTTAAGGGTGCATATACTCATTTCGTTAATAGTTATTTAGAGCACAGCTTGCGAGATAAATAATAAGAAAGCACTCGCAACATGCGCCACATCGCTAGTTATGAAACGAATGAGCAATCTGTCGCTCTAATCAATACATATTTCTCAGAATATTCCCAAATTTTTGAGAATGCAGTATCCATTCCAGCGATACGCGCTGAATTGAGATTTATTGATAAAATTGAACAGTGTTTACCTAAGGATGAAGTATTTGACTTCCACTTTGATACTATACTTAATAAAGGAGGAAAAGCAATCTCAGAATATTACTCGAGCCTTTCTGGTAAAAACTCCCAGTTCATTAATGATATCAAAAAGCATTTTACTAGCGATCAACTAGGGATCCTCAATGAGGCTATTTCTGAATTAAAGGAAGTATTACATGGTCTAACCTTTAATCAATTAAATGAACAGGTGGCCGGGCAGGCATCCGACATCTTATCGGATATTCGACGTCGTTTACCTGAATTAAGCAAAACGCCACCATCCATTAAAGGTTCTGCAACAAATGATGCTATTTCTACTCCAGAAGAATTCGATAAAGCTATTGCTGGCGAAGGATACACTCCTCAGGAGGGAGGAGTTCTTAACTTTCTAAAGCAGCTTTGGAACCTTCTTTCTGAGGACGGCTCTCCACTTGGGATACTCCATCTTGTTCTTGATTTAGTTGGCCTATTTGATTTTGTTGGAATCGGCGTCATTGCAGATGTTTTAAATGCGATCATCTACTTCATTCGAGCCGGTGTTGATGACAAAGAACGTCGAGGCGAATTTATGTTACTTGGAGCAATATCATTGATTGCTGGAGTTATTCCAGTTGCAGGCGATGTCCTTAAGGCTCTAAAACCTGCTGCTCGAGGAATGTCAAAAGTAATGATCGAAACCATTGCACATGGAAGCAAAGGGGGAGTAGAAGTTCTTGCAAAACTTCCACCTAAAGAAGCCGCAAAAAGCCTGCAAGGTTTACGATTCATCGGTAAAAATATCGGACCTGCTTTTGCAAAGGCTACTAATCTATTAAGTAAATTTTTCGATACGTTTTTAGCAAAAGTAGTCGGATGGGTCCCATTCATCGGTAAACCGCTAAAATCATTTTTTGAAGGTATCGGAAAGACTTTTTCCAAAATGGCAGATACTTTTGATAACTTTGGAAAAAACTTTGCTAAGACTGAGGCCGAATATATCGAAATGACAATCAAGGGCGCCAATAAGTCTATCGAAAAGGCAGTCAAGGCCGGTGGAAAGCTTGAGGTAGACGCTGCTGGAAAATCAGTAGAGGTCTTTAGTAAATCGGGTAGATCCTTAGGCACATATCCAGTTGATGTATTAACAGATCCAAAGGTATGGAATAAAAAGGCTCCAGGTATGTGGAAAATGGACGCACCTACTCCTACCCAGGCGGCTAGATATACGAACGGTATAATTAATGGCGCGCCGATTCTATCAATGGGCCTTGCTAAACTTGCCGGTAAAAATATAAAACGAGTGGCCAGATTGACATCCTTTGTTGGAAAACAAATCATTAAATTAACGACTGGAGACGATTGGCAGTCGGCCGGTCATACTGAATCTGAAGCTGAATATTATGGAAGTGCCGCTTTTTGTGAATGGATTCATAATGAGCTTAAAAAAGAAAAAGAGGAAACTGGAGCAACTTATGTTCCTGCTCTAATTCTAGATGGAAATGATAAAGAGACATTCGATCGTGTGGTCAAATATCAAAATAATTATGCAAAATTATTTGGCCAACCGACGATTATTCCAGTGATCAAAGAAAAAGCCGACGCTAAGACTCAAAAAGAATTTGATGAATTCATGGATGCCATTAAAAATGGAGCAAAGTCCAATGAAAACAAAAATGTGTCTGAATCGCTGCGACTCAGACACATAATCTCATTTTCAGATTTTAAGTAATCTTATTTCTCCTTTTTAATTCTTTCTCTTATTTTCTTGATAATGGGTTTATATTCGTTACCTTCTCCGGTACATGCCGTCCAGTAGGCCTTTGCGAATATTGAAATATCTCCTCCAAGCTCATCGTTAATCACATCATAAACGTTCATGTTAGCATCGATCTTTCGATATTCAACGCTGAGATCCTTGGCTGCAGTTGGAACAAGGCCCGTGATGAGAAGAGCAATCATACACTCTTCTTGATCTGTGGTATTTCCAAATATACCGCTACCGTTTTTTAAATTAAGAAGTAATGAAGCTAGGTCTTGAGAAACCATGTTTTTCATGTTTTCTATCTGTTTTGTAGGGTCCGCTGCGAGAGTATCATACCATCCCATCATTTCAGCGCCCTTTGCACCAAGACCGGCAGATGGATCACCGGTGCCTGTAACTGCACCGCTTTGACCTATATCGCTTACCTTTTTGGCAGCAAGAAGCCCAGCTGCGGATAACGTCTTTTGTGCTCTTTGTGGATCCACGAGTTGTATAAACTTATCATGACCGACTGTGAAAACATTCTTAGTTCCGCCCATGGCCTGTAGTTTAACTCCCTGTTCAGTGACGCCTAGCACCTTATGATTAATGTACTTTGAACCGTGCTTGTATTTAATAACCTTTCCTGTCTTAATACCTGCTTTTCCTAATGATGATAATCGAGTCACAGCCGGCAATTTATTAAATTTGTTAGCGAACGGTATCAGTTTTGAAACTGCTCGAGTCGCCCTACCGAGTGCAGCCGACCCCTTTGCAGCGGCGACTCCGGCTTTAGTTGATTTTGCAGCCTTAGCCGCCGCGTCAGCAATTTTTGCTCCTCTTAAACCTGAAGCAAATGCAGCGGATCCACCGACTGTAACTAGTATAAGTGCAACATCTCCAAGTATGGTCCACGGATTCAATCCCCTCCATACAGATTGTTCAATGTTTTGTCTAAATGCATTAAGCGCAGTTACCTCAGCATATCCGGAAAATTCTTCTTCTAAGAAATCTTTGATAGACTGTCCAAATCTTTCTGAAAAAACTTCAGAAAGTTTTTCAAAATACATTCCTGGATCTACTCCCTTTTCCGCAGCAATCTCAGTAATTGCTCCCAAGACGCCTACGATCGTTTCTTCATCAGTACCTGCATCTTCACCGCCTCCACTAAAGAAGCTTCCGATCGATCCGATTATTCCACGTTCATTCCAAGCAGTTCCTTCTCCTCCTGATTTTAAAATACCTGCAGCAACTTCAAGATCAATATCTCCCCATAAGAACTCCTCATTCATAACCCACATAAAAAACTTTGGATTATTTGCATCGCTCTTATCTATTTTTACATAGATTTCATCTTGTTCAGGGATTCCATATTTTTCTTTGTCGATATCTAATGATTTGAACGTATATTCTCCGTCTCTATACTTTGAGAATTTCTCAGCAAGATCTAAAATTAAATCATCATCGGATAGATAATCCTTAAGTCTTTCTTGAAGATCTTGTGATATCATGGCAGATTGTTCATTAACTGAAAGAACTGTCATTAAATTATGATTTTTATTGGCAAACATCTGTCCCATTGTTATTTTTCTCCACCTAATGTTTTTTGAATAGCTTTTCTTAATTCTCCCATTGCGTACTCGCGATCGTCAGTATCGGACGCACGTGAAGCAACTGATTCTGAGTCGTCTTGTGGAAATATTGAAGTTCCGTCTTTATAGAAAAGCATTCTTCTTAAATTATCAGAATTGATTATAGTAGACTTATATTCGTCTTCAAATGTTTTTATTTGCTGATCTCGAAAATCTTTATCTGTAAACATTCGATGAATAAATTTACGATCAGTGGCATTGTATATAGTACCATCTGTATATAAATTCGCATTCACTTTCTTTGAAATTGCAGTGTCACGTGATGTATTATCTAAAGCCGTGTCCCAAAAAATAGTATATTCACCATTTTCTCCAGAGGACGTGTGCGTAATCTCTCCATTTGGATCACTACCGTCTTGAGTAGTTGCCTTTAGTTTATCATCAGCCGTGAACTCCATCAAGTATATTTTACTATTAGTTCGCATAGTATAAAGGAACTTTTTACCAATTACGCTTGAATCTTCTATTTCAGTTGGAGCAGCAGTGGGCTCAGTAACGGTCGACTCGGGATCTTCAAGTTGAGTATTAGTAAGAAGAGTTTGAGCTAGGGAAAGAGCAGTTGCCGCATCTTTCGATGCTCCCTTAAATTTATTTTCATCTACAAATCTTTCTGATTGTGCGATTGATGGATATAGAGGCTTATTTTCTGCATCCAGCCTAGGCTCAACCGAAAATTGTATCTTTTGGACTTCTCTGGCTCCTCCGGATTTATCTTTACGTACAAGATAAACGATTAAGCTTTTTTCAAAAAATGCAGGAGAGAGCTGTCCAATTTGCGAAGTAAATGCCGGTTCTGAATTAAAGAATGCAATTATTGCTTCTTCTCCAGCTGGGGTCAACTTTGAATTAGAATCTAGAACATCTAAATCATTGACTATTTTGATTATGAATTTTTCCTTCGATTGTACTCTATATTTAACTTTTTGCGTTTTACCGTTGACAGTCAATATCTCTTTTCCTCGAGCAACTGCCTCGTTCAAGCGGCTCCATGAACTAAAAGATCGAATCATTTGAATAGCTTTATTTTTATTTATCTGATCGATAAATAACAAAAAGCTTGATTCTAATATGCTTAAGGGCTTCAATGATTACATGAAACAAAGGTCAACCGATCCGGCAGTATGGGAAAAAATGGTGGTCCTAGCAAGTCCAACCTTTGAATCAGACATCTTTATATCTGTTAAAAATGAATCTCAGCTATTTGAATATTCTGCCGACCTTCCAATTGTTGTGTGGGGAGATTTCAATATAAGTCAATCTGCAATAAACGAGAATAAATTTTCGATTTTCAATCTGCCAAGAATAGATTTAAAAGCTATTTTAGAACAGGAGCATGAGCTTGGACCCAAATATGTAACCGATCGTTCACAAGTTAAAAAAATGAAATTTCCAATAATCGCAGTCGATTCTGAAGGAGAAGAAGAATTTAAAACGGTCGGAAAATTTAAAAAGTCAGAACGGGCTTTTTCAAAATTTAAGAGTAAACCGGTGATCCGGACCAGGTTTAATGTGATTTGTCACCGAGATGAACCAATTCATCTTCAAGAAAAAATAAATGGAATCGGTTTTGATATTAACCTTAATTCATTCAATAATCATGAAAAAATCACTTCGATAGTTGAAAAATTAGGGAAAATGATTCCGTTGGATTTCTATCAAGCGACTATTATTGAATCAGATGGAGAATATTACCTTGAGTCGTTAGATAATTCCTCTGAATTGAGTCCATCACAGACTCTTTCAATATACGAAAGAGCATATGAGACTCATTACGCTAGAAAAATACCTAAAGCTATTCAAACTAAATTATTCGAAACTCACGTAAAAAAGTATTATCAAAAACGATATTATGATTCGCTGTTAATTAAACCCAAAAATTCGATTGATTTCAAAAAATATGTGTAATGAAAAAAATAATTACTTTTAACGAATTTATGAATGAGGCTTGGGAAGACATTGATTTTTCTGTGAAAAGAAAAGCAGCCGGCGTCGCAATAATTTGGGAAGGCCAGATTTTACTCGTACATCCTACTGGAGCAAGCTGGCAAAAAAGCTCATTTGGAATACCTAAAGGAGGAATTAATGACGGTGAAGATGTTCTTGAAGCAGCTATTCGCGAACTTAGAGAAGAGACTGGAATCGTACTTAATTCTACTGAGCTTGATCCTGAACCATTAGTCGCAAACTCATATAAACCAAATGGGTCTCTCGATCGCCAGCTAATATATTTTACTAAAGCTATACGATCGCTTGAGGAGATAGGTCTAGCTTCGACAACTGTTCCTGAGCATCAACTACAACTCGAAGAAATAGATTGGGCCGGTTTTGTGCCAATCGATCGTGCATATCCTAAAATGCACCGGTCTCAATTAATTATATTGGATCGCGCACGATATATAAAAATATAAAGATATTAATCTATGGGCAAGATATTGAATTACTTAGTTTGGAAAAAGTTGCATGAACAGGCCTCAGCCACTGATACTGAAAGAGCAAGAACTATTCTAGGTCAAGAAATTGATCGATTCTTAAATCAGTCTGATAACTCGACGGCCACTCGCCCTGAGACACCGATTGCAGATCAACTCAAGAAGCCGGCCGTAGATAAACCTAAGGCTCCGACCACAGATCAACCTAAGGATACTCTAAAGGATCAAGAAATATTAAATCAGCTTGAAATTGGAACTCTAGTATTAAAAAGTGGAATGAGCGGCAGAGCGGTTGAACTCATCCAAAATAAGTTAAAAGACGCCGGGTATCTAACTACTCCAGTTAATGGAGAATATGATGCGGCTACGTACACGGCTGTCACAAATTTTCAAAAAGAAAAAGGGTTAAAAACGGATGGAGTCTTTGGTAAAAACACATATGCTGCGCTATATGGAAAAAAACCAGAAACTGAATCTCAACCGACTACAACAGTTGATGGAAAATTTACTAGCCCTAGATATTTTAAAGAGGCGCTATTACCTAAGGCCAGTGCAGTGATACAAAAACTCAATTTGCAAGTTCCACCAGTTGCCGTTCTTGCGCAATGGTCTCTAGAATCTGCAAATGGCTCTAGCCCAGCAAGTTCATATAATTATGCCGGGTTAAAGGCAATGGGCCCACTTAAAAATAAGAAAGGAAAGGCCGTTCTTGCCGAAGAGCGGTATACTCCGCAGCATATTGAAAAAATGAAAGCTGGTAAAACCACTGAAGAGTTGGTAAAAGTTCTAGGCAAAGATGATACTATCCGCAAAAGAGGTCGTGATGTAACGATCGATCAGTGGTACGGAAAGGACGCCTGGCAAAAAGCCAAGGATGTCGGTAAGCAGTGGTGCCAAGTAAAAACCTATTTTGCTTCATTTGATAACTATGATGATTTCGTTAATGGCTATCTTAAAGTTGTAGGAGGAGACCGCTATCGTGAAACCATTAAGTCTGCAAAAACGGTTGAAGACTTTGCACTCGGCCTTGCGAAAAATGGATATGCAACAGCATCTCCAACAAAATATGCTCAGGCAGTTGTGAGTAAATCTAAGGAGCTTGAAAACCTAGCATAATCGACTAAGTACAAGATTGAAAAATCATATCTAATGGATCAAGAAAAAATTGAAGTGATCGATACTAATCTTGAAGAAGCGTCTGCTGAGCTTCTAGAAACTGTTGAATCGACTGAAGATCAATCCCTAGCTGAAAGTTTGCCTAAGGCTCCTGAGGAACTTCTTTCGACTCTTACCCAATCTCGAATGGGACAGTTTGGCGTAAAAATTTCTCATTCTGATCTTAAGTATATCAAAAACGTCATTTCCAACAAGCTCGAATGGACGGGTCCAAATGAGGCATATTTGACTATCATTTCTACTCTAACTATCGATAACGCCTTGGGAGAAATTGCTGAGCTTACTAAAGATCAAAATGAGCCGGTTCAGATTAAATTACCTGCAGCGACTATTGAGTCTATTGATTTCTTCTTAAATAAAGTTTCTGGAAAGGGTATTCAGGCGGCTCAACGGCTTTTTTCAGCAGTAATGCAGTTTAGACAGCCAATTGGAGCAATTAAGAAATTGGACAATGAGATCGCTGCTCTTCAGGAAGAGATAAAACTTGCAAAAAGCAAAGAAAGTACAGATAAATAATAAAAAACTATTTTCAAAATGAAAGTACATAACTTTGCAGGGTTCATGAAAGCTCGAAAGAGAGTAAACGAATCTGAATTAGGCGACATGCCTGAAAACGAATACGGAGCATATCCTGAGCAAACAATGGATTTTGGAGCAAATCCTGAAGAAGGAGAAGAGCTTGAGGATCTAGAGAACGATGAGCTAGAGAACGATGAGCTAGAGAATGAAGAGGAAGAAGTAACCATGGAAGATCTTAAAGCCATGATTGAGGATCTTACTGAAAGGATTGAAGCTCTGGAAGGCGGCGATGAAGAAGCCGAGGAAGGCGAAGAAGCCGAGGAAGGCGAAGAAGCTGAAGAAGGCGAAGAAGCTGAAGAAGGCGAAGAAGTCTAATAGTGTTCGACTTGCCTGCAAAGACGAATATACTTAAAAATAAGAAAATGGGGGAATGGTTCTCCCATTTTTTTGATAAATAATTAAGTAATGCCGATCTGTGATGGACATACTATAATTCCTCTATTCGAAGGATTTTGTCGAAAAACCCAAGTCGACGGGCTTAACATTATCGCAAAAATAGGCAATCACGACTTTAAATTAAAGGTCTTGTCTACTCCAGTAAGTCAAATGAAAGGGTATATGGATAGTCAAGAGACGCCTAGGGACGGAGAAGGAATGTTATTCGTATATGATAGGCCTCTCCCTTTAGAATTTTGGATGAAAAATGTTCCATTTGACTTAGATATCATCTTCTTTGACGAAGATCGAAATTATATCGGGCACCAAACTATGAAAGCCGGCGCTGGAATTCCAGATGATCGTCTTGTTCGTTATCGTTCCAATAAAAAAGCTCAATTTGCCGTAGAAGTAGCGGCCGGTTGGTGCGATACAAATTTAACAAAAGACTCTCAACTCAAGTTTTAATGCGAATAGCTTGTATAGTATTATATAAGCAAATCTGAGAGAATGCTAATCCGCGATAATTTTGAAAAACTTCGACTTTTTGTCGAAGCAATGAACGAATCAAATTCAACAAATCATAAGGTAAAAGTATTAGAAGAATATACGCAAGATTTATTTATTGCAGGCGTTCTACATTATACTTACACTCCCTATAAGCAATATGGAGTCACCTCAAAGAATCTTGAAAAAAGGGGCGACCTTGTAGGCTTGCCATTTACTCCAAACATCACATTTTTTGAATTACTTGATAAATTAACTGATCGCGTCCTTACTGGACATTCTGCGATACAGGCAGTAAATCGTTTTATCCAAGATAATGCTGAATACAAGGACCTGATTTATCAGGTGATTGATCGAAATCTTGAGACTCGAGCAACGACTACTTTAATTAACCGAGTCATTCCCAATCTTATCCCCACGTTTAATGTTGCCCTGGCACATGATATCACAAAGGTCAACGGGATAGATCCTCTCGATGGTACCTGGTATTGCTCAAGAAAACTGGACGGGATACGATGTATCGCAATAATTAGGGACGGAAAAATCAAGTTCTTTTCAAGAAATGGAAAAGAGTTTGAAACGTTAGGAGTCGTTCAAGATCGAATAGAGGCTCTTGGATTAACTGATTGTGTTCTTGATGGAGAAATATGTCTCATGAAAGAAGATGGATCAGATGACTTCCAGGGAATCTTGAAAGAGATTCAGCGAAAGAATCACACCATTAAAAATCCAAGATACTGGATATTCGATGTTCTCACTCTAGAAGAATTTGATTCTACTTCAGGCGAAGTCCCATTAGCTGATCGACTGGCTCGACTCAATATCGGAAAAGATCCAGTGCTTGCATCGCTTCCACAATATCTTATTGAAACTGAAGACGACTTTGAAAAATTCAAAGAAAGAGCAAAGTCCTTTGGGTGGGAGGGACTTATTCTTCGTCAGAATATTGGTTATGAAGGCAAGCGGTCTAAAGGCATGCTAAAGATTAAAGAATTCTTCGATGCTGAATATACGGTAGAATCAGTAATCATGGAAGACCAGCGAATCATAGTCGATGGTCAAGAAAAGGTTGAAGAGGTGTTAAGCGCTGTGATAATCAGACATAAGGGCGATCCGGTTCGAGTGGGCAGCGGATTTAACCTTAACGAACGCCGAAAATATTATGCAGATCCAAATCTTATTTTAGGCAAAACGATCACGGTCCAATATTTTGAGGAGACCGTCGATCAGGAAGGACGAAATTCATTACGCTTTCCAGTATTTAAGGTAAACCATGGAGAATCTCGTAGTATATAAAGATATATGAGTTTCAATAAAAAATATCTAGGAAATCTAGACGACGTCAAAAATCTTTTTGAAAGACTTGGAGAAGACGAATTCGTTAAGATATTCAAAAAAGCCGATGCTCTTATTGGAAAATCAGAAGCAATCGAATTTGTTAATAACATAATGAAAAATTACTACGATAAGAACGAAAATCAATAACCATATGATGTATTATATCGCAAAAGTAAAATTTGAAACGGTCGACGACAATACTGGCCGAATTCGTAAACTAAATGAGCAGTATCTAGTTGAAGCTCAATCAATTTCAGATGCAGAAGCAATGCTTAACGAAAAATTTAAGGACTCGATTGCAGATTTTTCAGTGGTAAGCATACAAGAGTCCAAGATCATAGGCATCATCAAGTAAATTTCTTAAACTATGGCGGGAAAATTACCAACCTCGATCGCTGAGGAAGTATACAAAGTCTTAGAAAAATTTGCAGAAGTAAAGTCAGATTATTATTCTAGGGAAGAATTTATTTTCCATTTCGGCGTTCTCAAAGGAAAATCCATTGATTTTAAATTAAATTGCTTTGACGATGTTGCCAGAACGTTCTATTGTACCGATGATGGTAAAATGTGGATGACTGGAAAAGGCAGTGGGCGGGTAAATAGAATTTTAGATAAGATTGCAGGCACGCTTACTCAACAGATAGGCGAATTTACAGTGACTCGCCATGGAGGTTAAAGTCCCAAATATCAAAGATACCCAGTTTGATTCAACCCTATTTAAAGCGGTATCCGACGGGCTTACCGAACTCTTCCAAGAGACCGGAAAGTGGCCCGATTCAATTATCTTCAGCGGCACGCTTGGAAACGAGCTCTATAATCATGTGTTCAATAAGAATTGGGACCTAAATAAGTTTGGACCTGTGTGTTTACCTGGAGGAGCCAATAAGATTCGGATTGAATACACCAAACCCATTAACCAAATTGAAGACAATAACTCTCCAATAATGGTCGACGATTTAAACGGAAGACAGGTCAATGGCGTCATCGGAAGCGAATCGATGGCTCGAATAATGAGTTCATACGCACAGCCTTCACTGAAAATAGAAAGAACCGTTCGACCCCATTACGAAATAAGATTAGTCCGTTTAAATAAATAATACAAACAACTGTATTATTTATGTCCACTAAGATTGTACACGTACCTCAACACAAGGAAGTAGCTTCAACTCCAAGCACACCCGATTCAGGATATAGTAAAATTTATGTAAAGTCGGACGGTCTTTGGTATTACTTAGATGATGCTGGATCAGAAAGTCTGCTTGGAGGAGGCGGTGGAGGAACATGGGGTTCAATCACAGGCACTCTTTCTGACCAGACAGATTTACAAAATGCTCTTGATGACAAAGTCGATGACACTCGAGAGATTAACACAGCGTCGAATAGCGGACTTGGAGGCGGTGGCAATTTGACCGCTGACCGTTCCTTTGTCCTCAACGTGAATAATTTAACTAGTTTTACGGAAGCGGTCGCCGCTAACGACACCATTGCAATATACAATGCATCGACTGGAGCAACTCAAAAGGCCACTTTACTATTAGCAGTAGCGGCAGGTCAGAAATACGAAGATACGTTAGAGATTCAACCCTTTAATCGAACAACGAACGTTGCTGTCGTGGCTGAGACCGAACAGGGAGTCACATGTCCATATGCCGGTAAGATTCAAAAAGTTGTTTATAGAGCATTTACCCCAGGGGGCAGAACCGGCTCCACTGCCATTCGATTATTGATCGATGGAGTGCCTTTTAATACGACTCTCGCAAACCTGGACTCGACCACCGGTATTGGGGTTGCAGCACCGGCAACACCGAATACCGTTAATGAGGGTTCTACAATAACCGTTGAAGTTGGCTCAATACAGTCACCAGCTCCAATAGGTCTTGTTGTGACCGTTGAGATTCTAAGATCATGAGATTCGTAAGGGAAAGGTTCAAGTATCTAGGGCAAGAGACTCTTCCTAGCTTTTGGAAGCCGTATTTCAGTATGTCAATCGTCGGTCAAGAATATACTGTGCTTAGGGATTTACAACCCAACGTGCGAGTAATTAGGCAGAGATCCGTTGAAACGGTTGAAGCCGAGGATCTAATAATGTCCGATACTGAGTATGAATATTTTACGAATGAACCCTTTTTTGAATTATGTCGTTCTTATAATCGGCCCAAAGTCCTATCGGTCGGATACGGCATTGGTTTAATCATTCCAGAAATGGAAAAACAATCGGCCGATCTTACTATAATCGAAAAATACCAAGAAGTATTGGATCTTGAGGAATCGATTGAGGATATTAAAGCAAAACATACGATCATAGTCTCGGATTTCAACAAGATGGATCTTTCCTCTCTTGGAAAATACGATGTAATTTTTATTGATTTTACCGAAGATCTTTTACATACTCATGAATCGCTTAGTGAGCTATTGGCAGATGGTGGCCAAATTTGTTATTGGAGACATAAATTACCTTCAAATTTTAAGAGTTAAAACCGGCTTAGTATTATATCCACATGATACGATCTTTAAGAAAATGGATTGACTTAAATATAGGATGGTTTTTCATAAATGGAAATAAAGTCCACATTTGGGAAAATTATTTGAAAAAAAAGTATCCAAAAAGTTTTTAAGTTGAAAAAAGTTAGTAATTTAGCACTGTCTTTGAAACTTTTTACCCAAGGACAGTATAAATAAGTAAAAATTAAGCAACTTCACATGTCACGCACGCAAAATATCGTAATGTTCTCAGAGAGCCCACTATTTATGGATGGGAAAGATGAGATCTGTGTGACTACTAGTTGAGAATAACGTTCTTTTAATAAAGAAACCTCAACTTAACGTTGAGGTTTTTTGTTTTATAACGAGTTTTTAGTTCACGCAGAAAGCAAATAGTTCGAATGATAAATAATAAAAAGAATTATCATGAAAACTTGCGAAAATTGTGAATACGAACATACTGGAGAGTATGGAAGCGGGCGATTTTGTTCTTTGAAATGCGCTAGAGGGTTTAGCACAAAAGCAAAAAGAAAGGAAATTAATGAAAAAGTTTCCAAAAAGTTAACAACAACTGAATTACCTTTCTGTAAAAATTGTAAAACAGTTAGAGTTAAAAATAATAGAAGACTATTTTGCTCAGTTACTTGCTCTCTCAAATACAGAGGAGGATGGACAAACCACTCTAAAATAAATTGGAGTGAAGTCAATAAAAAAGCGTATCGTGAAGGAAAAAATTACGTAGCTGGAGGAACAACTAAGTGGTATACATATACATCATTCGACGGGAAATCAATTAAAGTTCAAGGATCTTATGAATTACGAATGTGCAAAATATTAGATCACTGGAAAAAAGAAAAAAGAATAATTGATTGGGAATATACAAATGATCGAATAGAATATATTGGAATAGACGGACACTCTCATAATTACTTATTTGATTTTAAAGTGTTCGATTATGGAAAATCTATTTGGTATATTGAGGTCAAAGGATTTATTAAAGAAAATGATTATTTAAAATGGAGAGCAGTAAGAGAACAAAATATTCCTCTTAAAATATTTAAAGAAAATGAACTTTTATTATTAGAAAAAGAAATTGGACTTGGCGCATAACGGTTGGTGCACTCGACTGTCTCTCGAGATCTAAGAGGGTTCGACTCCCTTCAAGTCCGCCAAAATTATTGCCTTGTAGCTGAGTTGGTAAAGCACCTGACTCTTAATCAGGGGATCGCCGGTTCGAACCCGGCCGGGGCAACAGAAAAAGTTCTTTGAAATGGCGAGTTAGCTCATGTTTGGTTAGAGCACAGGATTCATAACCCTGAGGTGACCGGTTCGACGCCGGTACTCGCTACACTAAAAAAATTACATTGCGGGATAGAGCAGTTGGCCAGCTCGTTGGGCTCATAATCCAAAGGTCGGGGGTTCGAATCCCTCTCCCGCTACCAAGAATCAGTAGCAACGTTAAAGTTACTTCGAATTCCATTATGAGGAC